GTTCTTGAAGGTAGACCCGTCCACATCTACACCATTATCAGCAAAATCCACTACCCCACAATTGTCCCAGGTTGCGGGACCGGTAATAGAACCCCCCAACGTAAACGTGCCAGTGTTTTTAAATGTAGGATTACTGAACGTGACAACTGCAGCATCGTTTTGGTTAAAGTCCCAAGGTGGGTTGGAGTCTCCAGCATCGTAGAACCCACTAAACGTTGCTGTATCTGCTGCATTATTTCTTAAGTTTAGATACACCCTAAAAGCTTGAGTAGTAACTCTCACCCGGGGGTCGTTCGTGTCGTTGGCGACGGGACTAATTACCGTTTTACCTTCATCGTCAAAAGTTGTGATGGTGGAGTTATTACCGATCCTGAACGGCATATCAATAAAAATTACGTCACCAATCTTTCGCACCCAATTCCCCAACTTGTTGGTGTAGCTTGACCCCTGAATCAGGGTGACGGCATCAATCATCTTTGATCCTGAACCACTAAAGGTGGGGGTATTGCTGGATGACTTAGTTGTATCAACAATATACAACTTACCCATATAGTTCCAGTTGGTGCTTGTTCCAGCCAGGTTGACCCTTTTAGTCAACATCGCATAGCTAGTGACATCGGTATTATCAAATGAACCACTGGACGCGTCATGTGTTGCGTCATTTAGGTCAATGATAAATGGATACTGTCCCTTAATGCACTCTGCGTTGGGCGTATCATTACCGCCGACATAAAAGTCTCTGTATACGGTCGGCATTGTCCCGGTTCCGGAGTAAATACGAATAAGAGCACCGCCATTACCAACTGTGTCCACCTGAATGCGGTTAGGGGCATTATACTGGTTGTGCCACAACATCAGCTTAGTATCGGTGGAAACATCATATCCCGCCTGAGAAGCCTGAAATTCATAGCCGATCCCTTTTACGGCCGCGACGGTGTCGTTGTTCCACTGCCCAGCAGATTGCGTAATGGGCAGGTTTCCCTGGGCCTTACTCTTCACGTTAGTTGGAGAGTTAATATTTGTAAGATGTCTTGGCTGACTGCCGCCATCCGGATCAACGTCATGCAGGTTGTTGGGTGTAGGTAGGGCGAATGTCATAGTGCCAACCTCAACAGGTGGGTACTGCTTGGGTTCTTGAAGGTAGACCCGTCCACATCTACACCATTATCAGCAAAATCCACTACCCCACAATTGTCCCAGGTTGCGGGACCGGTAATAGAACCCCCCAACGTAAACGTGCCAGTGTTTTTAAATGTAGGATTACTGAACGTGACAACTGCAGCATCGTTTTGGTTAAAGTCCCAAGGTGGGTTGGAGTCTCCAGCATCGTAGAACCCACTAAACGTTGCTGTATCTGCTGCATTATTTCTTAAGTTTAGATACACCCTAAAAGCATCAGAAGTAATTCGGACCCTCGGATCACCAGGGTCGTTGTTATTGACCCAGAAAACCGAAACCCCATTGTCATTAAAGGTGGTGGCGGTAGAGTTGTTACCAAACTCAATCGGACAGGCGAGAGAGAATACTGTCCCCTCACGCTTCAGCCACTCATCGGTAGTCTTCGTGGCATAACCAGATCCCATAGCCGTAATGGTATCATCCCAATCGGAACCGGTACCAGTGAATCGTGGTATGGTAGTGGCATTCTTCGTGGTTTCAAAAATAAAAAGTCTTTGAAAAAACCACTGCATTGTAGTGCCACCAAGATGAGCCTGCTTTCCCCCGCTACCCCAGCATTCTATGTCGGTATTGTCCCAAGTACCTGACGAACTATCGTAGCTCGTGTCATCCAGATCGATAACAAACATTTTGGGGTTCTCTCTAGCCTGCCCACCCACACTGTCGTTACCGCTAATGACCCAACGCCTCCAAACGGTTGGCGGGGACCCGGTACCTGTACCTAGTTGAATAAAGAACCCATCATTCGCAAGGGTGTCGTGTTCAATTCTGTTAGGGGCGTTAAACTGCCAATTGCCCACCATGATTCGGTGCTGAGATGTGATGTCATATCCACCAGTAGCCAGGAATTCCCACCAGACACCCCTAATGTTACCATCGCTACTATGGATAAAAGCAGTAGCGTTGGAGCCCGTCAACGGCAGCCAGCCGTTTACTTTGGTGTTTCTTGTCCCGGGCTGCGCCGTAATAACACCTCTAGCCCTGGCGTCTACATCCCAGTCCGTTTGCATGTTTAGTACTGCTGTGGGGATTGCGAAAGTCACTCTATAATCCCCTTATTCCTCAACCATTCATAACTATTCTTCGCTTCCTCGTCGCTCATGTTGTCCCATTCATCCCAATCTTCCTGGGTGGCAACATAGACATCACACGAAGCGTCTACAATAAACTGAGCCACTTCAAACACGCGCTCAACTTCATAGCCCGGGGTATCAGACATGGAACCTATGCAGCGCATACGCATAACAATATTACCGTCATCGTCGACATACTCACGAATTTCATCAGGGGGTTCAACCCGATTATTTTGTTTAAAGGGGCCAACATAACCTCGAAAACACCCTTCAATGGCACGCTTCCACGAAATAAAATCAACCTCTATCATATTTACCTCTACGAAGTTATATCCTTAGACAAAAGTATCCTATATTTATAAGACGGTTCAATATAATAAAACCCCTCTGTATAATACACGGTATCGGTTGATGGGGTTGCAGCTTCTGGCCAATGATCTATTGATGGTAGATCTATATATACCCAAGGCCTATTGGAGTCTAGGGATATGTTGGCGGTAATTGTCTCCCATCTAGCTGGAGCTCTCTGCATAATCTTGCGCTGAACCCTGATATTGGGGGTGGCCAAACTCTCAAGAGATGGACGAAGAGAAAACTTAATAATAACCCTGCCATTATTATAGTCCTCTTCAAGATAGTATTCCCCGTTGTCTGGGTCTGTACTCTCTATCTTAAAAGCCCCAGAAGACCCAGAGGACCCAGAAAAAACAGTAGAGGCTATGGACCTGTCAACAATAACAAAGGGCTCCTCAGCCGGAACGGCCTCAGCTACCTCATCAAATACATCATCACCAGTCGTAAACTGGACACGAGCAAGCCAGGGATTGGAGGCATAATCTGTGGGGTCTGGAATGGTTTGACCCAAAACATTCTGGAGCCCTAAAACCTCTAAATAATAAGTCGTATTGGCAGTTAGGGCGTCCTCCACAAACGTGAGAGTGAGAAGACGAGATATGGGATCATAGTCATCGCCAATATCTAGTGTCTCAAAAACATCCGTAACTTCTACAGCAGAGGGAGTTGCCAAATCTCCACTCCAAGTATAGACCTTAAACTTGTCATCTGTAATAGATGATACTTTTACACCAAAACTAAACTTGATACGGAAGATATTTAAACTTACATCTGCCTCTGCAAAAATCTGGTTTGCCACAATCAGCTCCTGTAAATCTCAACTACCCCATATAGTAACAATGACGGCCATAAAGACCGCCATTGCAATAAATATAGATTGTAACAAAAACTGATCAAGCAGACTCGTTGGTGAGTAGCACCTCGTAGTTGCGAGACAGGTTAACGTTCTTAGCAGCAGTAATACCTTCGCCGTCACCCATCATTACGATGTCATAACGCTCTTTCATCTTAAGCGCCTGCATATCGCGAGTCGGATCAACCCACTCGTCCGTACTCAGATCGTCACGCACCAAAAGCACGCCAACCTCATTACGGTCGATTAGGAATACATCAGACTTAGCTGCAGTAGCGCCGCTCCTAGCTGTAAAGCTTACGAACGGAGAAACAATCACATTCAGACCAAGGGGAGCGGTAGCGTTGGCGACACCCTCTTTGGATGATACATTCATGTTCCACTGACCAGCGGGAACTGAGCCACCACCATATAACGAGGCGTTCTTGGCAAAAAGCGCCCACATCAGCGGGTGGATAATAAAGTCAGTTGCTACGTGGTTTTCGGCCATAAGTACAGCAGCTTGATCAACAACGTCGTCCCATGTAAGGCTGCTATTTGCAGTACCATTGACGTCTAGACCAGTAGTGCTATCAATAGAGCCATCGTCATTGTCAAACACGACCGTGGCCGCATCAGCAAAGCGCGACAGTGCTACCTGCTCCTTATAGCGGGCCATCGCACGACCAGCAGCACGAACGTGAAGACCACCAATATCCCAAAGACTATCTGCGATAACCTCTTCGGTGAAGACTACCTTCACGCCTTTCTTGCTAACCTTACCTTCGACCTGCTTGGCGAATGCGAGTGCTTGCTCTGGGTACTCTTGACCCTCGGCAACTTCCGCTGCTTGAATTGCATTGACGGCAGGGAATTCAAGTGACCGACCCTTACCAAGGCGCACAACAGAAAGAAGAGGAGTCACTAGAAGCTGTGGCTCAGCTGCTTCCTTTAGGGTGCGAGAAATCACCTTGGGGAAAAGAATCGGAGCATCTGGTGACGCAAAAGCTTCCTTAATTGTGACCCGATGCACATCATCAAGATTGCCGTCTTCAGCGATAGCTGTCTCCCACGAAGACAGTTCTGTTAGAAGTTCTTCAATACTCTTACTCATTTAGGACTCTTCCTCCTGTTGATATTTTAGTACTAGATTACAGACATAGATTGACACGCATTGCACCGAGAACCTCGGCTGTGTCGAGATTGGCCCGTATACCTAGTTTACCGCTATACGTACCAGTTTGCGTTAGCTCGTACACTGTCTTCAAAGCGCCCGGATCTGAAGGCAGCTGCATGTAGGACAGTAGGCCATCATCAAAGTTCGAGGCAAATGTCTCTACTTCAACAACTTTACCCACTACTACGTCCGAACGAACACCGGTTCCCTTAGTGAACACAACCGGACGTCCCATATGGTCAGCCCTGACTAGATCACCAGGAGCAACGGCATCGTTCACCGTAGCAACTATTGGCCACTCAACATAACCATGAGTGATCCAACCTGCACCCTGAGACGTGCCCTTATCAAATGGACGATAAAGGTCATACTGCGCACACCCGATAGGTAGCGAATAGGCGGGCACCGTTACAGTGTCCTCGTCTCCGGCTACGTCAGTAGGCGTTGCGCCCGTCTCTAGGTCAATGGTGTCGGCGTCGCCCCATGCCTGGGTAGAGCCAGTACCATTAGCGGGGACAATTCTCGAATCACCATTAGCAATTTGGTAGACCGAAAGAATTGTGCCCTGAGGAATAACAACCTCAAACCTATCATCCTCAATATCGGTATACCAGGTAGGTAGTCCTTCATGGGGAAGCAGGTAGGCGCTAGGAGCGATGCCTTCGGATACTACGAACCGACCAGCACCATTCTTGCTGTGAACCTTACGAAAATTTGCAGTACTCATTTGTTAAAACCCCTTTTAAGGTAGATTAGATTTCTTTACGTCCCATTAGCACACTCACCAACGCGTCTTCATAGGCCTGCTCAACAGAAGGTCCTTCCGACTCAGTGGTTTCATCCGCGCCCTCAATGGGCTCCTTACCCTCATCACCCTTAACAGCAATAGACTTTGGCTCAATCTCTTCGGTTGGCTTTGGAATGTCACGAGTCTTAGGTAGCTTCGCAATATCACGAAGTGTATCAGCCAACGAAGAAGCGGTACGCGATTCATGGTCTTCAACCGCTTCTGCTCTAGCAGACTCTTCAACCTGACCCACGGCAATCTTGGTGTCAACAACTCTTTCCACCAAAGTGCGATGTAGTGCTTGTTTAAGGTTCTGATTCTCTTCCTCTAAGGCCTCAACACGCGACTCTAGCTCCTCAACGCTTTGCTCACTCTCGTCCTTGGTAGACTCTGTGAGTTCCGTCTCATCAGCCTGCTCGCTTGTCTCTTCCTCTTCAGCTTCCGTGCTTTCATCCGAGGTATCTTCATCAACTACCTCTTCATCGGTCTCGGCCTCTTCTTCGGTTTCTACCTCTTCCGAAGCCCCTTCCTCTTCACGGGTGTCAGATGCGTCACTAGAATCATCGGCTTCAGCAGTTTCGTCTTCCTGAGCTTGCTCGGCCTCATCCGTTTCTGACTCGTCATCTAACTCTGTAGTATCGCTTACTTCATCCTCAGCTTCACTCTGCTCAGTAGCTTCCGCTGACTCTTCTTCGGTGCTGTCCTCGTCTTTTCCGTCAACCGTGTTGAGGTCGTCACTCAACTCTTGAGTAATGGACAGGATATCCTCCTGCTCTTCCTCTGTTGCATCAACTACCTCTTGGTCGGCCATTGACTTGCTCTCCTCAGAATTTGATTCGATACTACTATCATTATTTGTAGTATCACCTATATAAGCATTTGCACTTTCTTGGTTTTCGATATTATTACTTAATTGGGCTTGAATAAAGGCTCCTTTGATCTCGTGATAAAGAGGAGTTGCCTCTTTCTTTTTCATCTCATTAAGAATCTCAATGCCTTCGTCAACGCCTTCTTTGTATTCAACAATAGACTCAGAGCTTAAATCCAATACAAAGAATTTAGCCTGCTGATTCCAATTCTCCGACTCTTCAACCGAGGGCTTTACGCTTCTCACGCCAGAAAGTTTATCTGCCGGCACGTTTACAAACGAATACTCGATAAACGTTAAGCGCTTCATCCTTAGCGTTGCTAGCTTGCCCTTATAAACCTTACCTCTGCGGTGTGAACACGGGCCCCCCCTTATTCCCTCCTTGGGATTAGCCCAGTCAACATCACAAATACTACAGAGAGCTTCATCTGTTTTACCCCCAATAGATCCTGTGATATAGCGCCTGTCTAATATTTTTTGAACGGCAGCAGGATCGGTAATCGCGGCCTGAAGCCGAACAAAGGATGTACCATCGCCTTCTTGATCCATTTTCGCACCAATAATCCTACCCACCGGATCGGCGCTTTTGTCGTGATTCATGATCACCGGCTTTTGATATGGTGTGTACCATGAACCAAGCCCATTGGCCAGCTCTGAAGACGTGTACTCAGAAAAGTTTTGAGTCACACCTTCATGAATCGCAGCGATCTCTACAACCAGACCGTGGTCTTGGTTGAATTCGCTCTCAGAAAAACTAGACAAACTGTACTCTACATCTGGCAGGGCCACAGCAAATTGTTCGTGGAATTCTAAAGTCATACATAAACTCCATGTTTAGACAGAGACTTCTATAGGTTTAGTAATGTTTATATATTCAGTTGCAAGTCAAGATGCAATTAAATTAGCTCTCTTATCTCCATTTATCAAGTAGTCGTTTAACATCCATTTATGCATAATGTGTGGAACGTAGATCTGAGAGGCGCTAAACATCCTGTACCCCGCCNTTTTAACCTCTGCAGACCACCCTAAGTCTTCACCTTGTCTGTGCCACCGATACCTAACATCATTATAAACCTCCCTAGACATCATCACACAGGCCATAGATACATCTACTTCAAATACAAAACCTAATCTATAATCCTGTAAAATTCTGTGTGCCTTTCCCCCTGGACGATCTACCCAAGACATCATATTTGGGAAGGCAGTGTTGTGTGGTGTCATATAGGCCAGAGGTGCGGCGGTTGTGCCCGACGTCTCTGTTATCTGATAAAGTGTTTCTATAGTATTGGGGTCCTCTATAAGCATGTCGGAATCTAAAGAAAAATACCTCTCCGGTTGCATGCCCACCGCTCTTTCTAGGAGATTATTTCTAAAAGTAACCATCCTATAAAAGTCCGAGAATTCCCAACCCCTTTTATCTTCTTGGTGAGATTTATGAACCTCATCTTCACGTATAATCCCATCAAAAACCCGCACTTCAGGATGATCCATATGCCACTGCCACAACATCTCGTGTGTTTCATCATCTCTAGGGCCCAATTCAAATATAAAACCCATATCCGACAGTGGCATTGTTTGGTTCTCAAAACACCTGAACCAGTGCTCTAATATCCAGGTTCTATCAAAAATAGGTAATCCTACCAAAACTTTCACATAACCTACTTTACCACCGTGCCCAAATATATATACCTATAATTATTTGGTCCACACTCTNCAAGATCATAAGAGTAGTGTTCATTGGGTTCAGATTGAGCCCTTAAAGATAACACGGGTTCAACCCAGCTCTTTCCCAGAAAATCAGAACGAGAATACATTACCTCGCCATCTTTGGGCCCTCCACAAAACTCAATCCTGCTCTGCATCGGTAACTTTAGTCTTTGCTGTGGCCTTACGAGCGGGCGCCTTAACCCGAGCCTCCAATGTGTCAATTCTAGTTTCAAGAGCCTCCACATAACTCACAAGGTCATCAATTAACACTGTCGTATATTCAAACGCCAACCTCATCTGATTGTTGGCGACTGCAACTTTTAGCCCCTTAACAACATCTCTCTCAAGGGTTAGATTACCGATTTCTTCTGTCATTAATCTTGGTTCAAACATCAAATTCATCCTCTTCTTTATCGCTGATTAAATCTGCTATCTCATAAAACATATCATTATTATCGTCACGCCTAATATTCGGAGATGTTCTTGTTCCAAATTGGTTGCGCGGCCTAATCATGTTAGCAGCGGCCTTCTTCACGTTGGGCTGATTGGGTGCCCCGCCAGAAGAAGGCTTCTGGGCTGCTGACGGAGTAGTATCTACAGACTTAGGACTAGCCTTACCTCCATCTGCACCGGTGGGGGTAATAACCTGATCGGGCGTCACTCTCGCCTGTAGAGCTGCCATAGTGTCGGCGTCGTCCATGCCTGGTTCGCGACCAATATCACGACGACCTTCGTCTACCGTCTCAAGATTCGACGTAACCTTTTGTATTGGAGTGGGTTTCTTTCTTAACTTGTGTATCAATATCTATTTCATTAAACTTCATCAGACATCTATCAGAAACCCCTTCTCTACTTGGGTTAGCGACGGGGTCAAAACCGCCTTCTCTTAGAATCTCATCAAAAATACGCATTCTGATACAATCAGCAAAGTATCTTTGATACTCTTTAACTCTATCATAAAGAGCAACATCTAATCTATCTGTCATGTCCTTATTTGCGCCGGTTTCTATCATCCCAAGATGATGGGGAAAAACACCAAGACCAATGGCTACACGAGATTTCATATGGCTAAGAAATCCAGATATTTCAAGAGTTTTACCTTCAGAACCCACAATATCGACATCGTGGCGATAAGGAAGGACCAAACCACCCTCTGTTCTTAGGTCTTCTAGTTCATTAACTGCTTTAGTAATTTCTTCCGGTTCTGCAGGATGCTGCTCTGTACCTATTATATATTTATATAGGGGAAACAATTCCCTATGAATCAAATTAAGATAATCCTCTTCAACCTGACGAAGAGCAATAAGGTCATCTAAAACAGCCGTAAGAAACGGGGTACCAAAAGCCCTACCTGGCTTCTTGTCTCTATATAGGTGAATAACAGATTTAGAATTCCAAGTCGGATCAGTTTTTCTAGAGGTGGTTCCATTAGAGGCAGAAAGTGTACCCGAATTAGCAGAAACACCCTGCCTG